CGAAGGTCAAAATGGTCCCTTGTTCGATTAACAACCGAATTAAAACCTGTGATGCTAAACTTTAAATTAAAGAATAGACAATCACACTTTGCTTGGGATATAATCAAACCCGGCAAAGATTTTGATTGGCAGAATGCTGTAAAAAGCATTCGCGTGCTAGGGGGAATGCTCAAACGAGTAATCCCTCTAGCAGTTGGTTCATATACTCCTATGTGGGCAACTTCAGCATGGGCGGCGGCTCGATTATACCTTAAGCTTTACAAAGCTCAGGGTGCAAAGGGCCTAGTCCGGTATACGAAAGTATGCTCAATCGTACTTCAACAAGCTGCAGGGGGGCAGCGTGTGTACGACCTAGGTTCTCTGGGTCCACGCGTTGCTCGTACCTCTTCCGGTCTGCCTCGAGTCATTCCCAAGGCGCATAGAGCTCTCATTAGAGCTGGTGATACCAAGGCGATAAGGTTTTGGTTAACTTTATTCGGGATTTATCGAGTAATCGATTGCCCTGGTAAGGTTAACTTAGCCTCTATTACCGGTCTTTGCCAGTATCGACAAGATACCTTTATGCGTCATGTAAAATATATCCCAATCTTTTGGAGGCTCCTTGGAAACAAGGTAAATCCATCAGGGGGAACCCTGAAGGAGAGATTGAGATATTGGGATGAGAAGGCATCATTCCCTACACTGCGGATTGATCGGATTCTACCGATAACCCAGTCAGGCCCTCTGAGTTCTAGTTCTGTCCTAACCGCCTTCATGGACCCGGTGTACTTGGATAAGTCATCGGAAAAGATTCGTTCCCGAATCTCCACACTGGAGAAAGAACCCGACGGTGTCGGGTTCTGTTTAGGACTTTGGAGGGGCTTACGCCCCTCTGAGGAGAAAATCAGAGATAGAATTAACAAGGCCTGGAAGGAGCGACGAGCTTCTTCAGTAGGTACTATCTGGTTTACCGTCTCGGTTTGGATGAACTCCGGTCTTCTACCATTCTTAATCGAATGGACGAAGATTTTCGATAATAAGCCTATTAAACAATTGTTTAAGACCGCTTATACGTCGGAGTGGGGTAAATTAACCCCATGGGCCACCCTTGCTCCGGGTAACGTAAACAATTTAGGAAAGCTTGCCTTCCTTCCCGAAGCGGCCGGCAAAGTACGCGTTGTAGCGATGGTAGACGTGTTAACTCAGTCTATCCTTCACCCGCTCCATGAGTGGATTTTCCTTCTTTTGAAAGAAATTCCACAGGACGGTACCCATGATCAAAGAGGACCAATTGAGCTATTAAACTCTCTTGGAATCAAGGAATTATTTTCCTATGACTTATCCTCGGCGACCGATAGGTTACCACTTGCTATCCAGCAAGCCATCCTGGAGCCGGTGTTGGGCGAAAGAGTTGCGTCCCTA